ACGCCACGCTTAATCTGCAACAATTTCAAGGCAAACCACTTCTTGACTTGAGTGCATAATCAATACCCTGCTTTTTTCGCGTTCTAGTTCACAAGCCGTGAGATCGCTAAACGATTTTATCTGATAATATTTTAGATGATCAGTGTTAACAAAGTGTAAAAATATGAGAACGTAAATCATTTAAAAAAATCCCTTACATCAAGCCAATCCATCCAATGCAAATAAAAAGTTGCTCCAACGAATGTGAAGGTAATTAAAACAATAATCCCTACTATTGTTATTGCTATTTCTTGTCTTTGGATTGCATCACGCCTCGCCTTTGCTTCAGCTTCTCTTTTTTCTTGAAGAACCTCCCTTCTAATTTTCAGTAGCGTTTGCCAATGGGATGGGCCAAGGCTCTCACAAATGAACCGTTTTAATTCAGCTTCAGTTTCTGCATTTTGCCTTAATCGCGAAAAGCGCTCCATTGCTATGGAGTTCACATTTTTACCTGATACACCTTTTTTCTGAAGCTGCTTTTTAGCATCGTCAGTAGCATCAAAGAATTGACCGATTTCCTTGGTTAGAGAATGGAGTGACTTACCGGCTGTCAATCCTAATTTGATGGAAGATAATAAACTGACAGGATCGATTTTTTAGCTCCCATGAGGATTGATCGGACGTCTTGTGAGATATTCTAACGTATTTTCCAGGGTCTTTACTCTAGCTTGCAGTTTGACAATTTGATTGAACTGAAGAAGCATTCCGTCAATATCTTCATAAATCATTTCTTCAAATTCATCCAACTCTAAATAAACGTCCTCTAAAGTTTCTTGACCTTCTTCTTCTAGTGAAATTACATAATCTATCAATTCATCTATTCGTTCTTTGTTTTCTTCAACATCGCGGATCAAGTTTGTCCTATCCGTAGCATTATTCTCAACAGTCAAAACATTCACAGTTTCTTCAAGATTAGATATTGTGCTTGCTTGTTGAGCAGTCCACCAGATGAAGCCTCCGATCTGAGCGATCACAACTCCAACAACCGCAATTGACACCTTTGGTAATTTATCTGACATCAGATCACCCCACCAATGTAATCCTTAACAACAGAGCAATAATAAAACCAGAAGTGGCAAGGTACATATATTCTAATCTTTTCACCCTATTGAATAAATCACGCATTTGAATATCGACAGTAGTTTGCAGCGCAACTAACTGCTTTTCTAAGCTATCTATTCTAGAATGGGCTGATGCTGCGCTACGTTTGTCCATTATTAAGAATGATCCTTTATCGCCTTATTAACAGCCGTCATGTCTTCGTCAGTCCAGAAGTCTTTCGCTACCATCAGTTGCAAATGTTCGACATTGCGTGACACTGTGTCAGTCCAATCGGCGTCTTCCATGTCATCAGGTTTGCCTGCATTTAACAGATCCACAGAGTGACCAATCGCTGTATAGTGTTGTGCGATTTCTTCCACAGTTGGTGTGTCAGTCATGTCTTTCTCCTTATGCGTTTTCTAGGGCAGTTATTCGTGCTTCTAGTTCTTTAATGGTAGCAACTAAAAGAGGCACTAACTTGCTCTGGTCAATACCTTGATATTCTGGGTTGCCATTATCATCAACAGCATCCTTAGTTCCTTTTATTGCCTCTGGAACTATGCTTGATACTTCATGCGCTAAAAAACCATCAACAGTTGTGTCTGCATCTGCGATAAAGTTAAAACGTGATGGTTTAAGCTGTTTGAGGCGTTCAGTTGCACCTGTAAGTTCAACTACGTTTTCTTTGAGGCGGTAGTCTGAGGATGTGTTGTAGGATGTAGCTGTTGTGCTACAGTCAATTGATCCAATAATTGATCCAGTAAATGGTCCTTGGTTCCAAAAACGTATAGCGGTATATGCAGCATTAGCAAGATTACCTATATTTACAATATCCTGATTACCTGATGAACTATTTGTTTTAAACGTTGCAACCCTAGATGTTGTCGTCATTGCAAGAGTACCGTTACTATCTATAATAACTCTAGGATTACCATCTCCATCAGACAACACGATGTGGTTATCTGAGGTGCGGATGTCTAAGCCGCCTTGGTTGCCTGAATAGCGTCCAACAATTGTATTATTAGCGCCACTAGTAATTTGTACTCCTGCACCATCTCCAATTAAAGTGTTTTTGTTACCAGTTGTTACATTAGCCCCTGCATCAGCCCCAAAAAATGCTGAGTTGATGGCACTTGTTAAGTCTATTCCAGAACCGTACCCAACTGCGGTATTTTGGGTTGTGCTGCCTACATTCTGTGTTTTTAATGCCTGATACCCAACAGCCGTTGATCTACTGCCTGTTGTTTCATTTTGTAACGCTTCAAAACCAACAGCAACACTATCAGATGCGGTAGTGCTAGAAGATAAAGCGGAATGTCCTACAGCGACCGTTTTGTTTCCAGTAGTATTTGAACCATATGCCGCATATCCTACGGCTGTGTTGTTAGATGCGGTGGTATTTGCATCCAATGCAAGTGCGCCTAAGATGGTGTTTTGTACACCTGTTGTTATTGATATTCCTGCTGCATAGCCAACTGCGGTATTATAACTCTCACTTTGAGATGTAATATTTTGGTTTTGTAAAGCAAACCCACCAATTGCAACTGCTCTTTGACCCCTCGTATCTGCTGTTAAAGCGTTATATCCAAGAGCAGTGTTTAGTTCTCCGTCTGTAATAGCATCCCCCGCTAAAGAACCAACAGCAACATTATTATCACCTGTTGTTATCGCAGTTCCTGCATTCTTACCGATAGTAACATTATTATTACCACCAGAAGCTATACTATCTCCTGCACCTTCTCCAATCCTGACATTATCCGTTCCTGCTGAAGCTGTAATGATATCTGTTCCTGCCGCAAAAGTTACATCACCACCATCTGATAACGTAACTCTTGTGGTGCCATCATCTGTTTTAAATACAAGACCGTCACTATCAGCCGCCGAAATTTGACCTGTTGTTATTTGCCATTCATTATTAGTTTGATCTAATGTTGCAACTTCGATAAAAGCGTTATTGGCTTCATTTCTAATAAATAGCTTATTACTGGTTTCATTATAAAACCATTGATTGGCAAACGTTGTGCTTGGTGCAGATGTGCCAGAATTATTTGTTGCTATTGCTTGCAGGGCATTGTTTATATCAGCCCTCGTAGCAGGAAAGCCCTGATTGGCTATGTTCATATCATGTTGTGCCATTTAAACGATCTCCTTACCAAATCCTTTAGCCACATAGTCAAGTGTAACTGAGTTTGTGCTTGTACTACTACCAGAAAAAACTTCTATATCAAATCCTGCTCTAGTTTTGTTCGTAATAACATATCTTTCGCCACTCGCCAAGTTCGCCAATGATAAACCAATAGCAGGAACACCCTTGAACTTAGTCGGGAAAGTCACGCTCTTTGTGCCAGTGAATGTAATGTCTACTTCTGACTGTGTTCTTTCTGGCATATCTATTTCAGCCCTAAGTTCTCGAATAGCAGGAGAAGCCGCGCCATTTGTGCATTCTAATATACATCTGAACTGCATAGCTCTTGCTGTAATATCTGCAACGATAAAGGGCTGATATGCTGTATAAGTTGGTGAACCTGCCGGATTATCATTAGTATGACGCAACTCAAATCTAGCTGATGTTACGTCAAACTGGGCAGGATCACCATCAAAGTCTCCAAGACGAGCATCAAAGTTGCCAGTGGCACTGTCGAAATCGTTAACATAATCTAAAAAATCCACTTTAAATTTAGGATATATTCGGCTCGTGTATACCTCACCAAAATCAACAGTTGTATTAAAATCGTATATACCAGATGCAACTGTGCCAGAAAACCCATCAAATAAACCAAGACCATCATCAAAGTTTCCTGCACCGCTATCAAATTGATCTACTGTATCCAAAGCCAGATAATCACCTTCACTGTCCTCTAGCACCACGACATTCGTTCTAGTTCCTGCAAAAACTGGATCTTCTTGGATCGTTTGAATAGCGTTGAAGTTTTCGACATTATTCGGATCAACTAGCACAACAAAACTTGCAGCCGAAGCGGAAACACCGCCAATCTTATCAATAGCCTTAATAAAATAAGTTCCTGTTTTGGCCGGAACGACAGCCGTGTTGCCAGGTCTGGAAATTTTATCAACTATATCCACTGCGTTTTGATAACTTGCTCCGGATGTTTCTGATGAATACCGGACTTTGTAGTGAGACAAATCTAAATTGCTTACTGGTGTCCATGATAAGTTAAGAGAGTTGCCAGTAACGTTTCCAGTGAAGTTTGTAACGTTATCTGGTGGAGTTGCAAAGGCTGATAGTTGCTGTCCCGCCGTTGATGTAAACGGTCCTGCCGCACCAAAAGCATTGAACGCTCTTGCTCTGACGTCATAATTATCATCACCTAATCCAGTTACTTCGAACAATCCATTTCTTTGTTTACCAACAGAAATAAAATTAGTGTCGCTTGTTCGCTTGTATTGAGCCTCAAATTCAACAGCATATGGCTCGTTAGATGTAACCTCAATTATAAGAACGCCAACGGCTGCTTGATTGACTACTCGCAAATCAAAGTCCACTCCAAGCCCAACAGTTGGGAGATCGGTTGCACTTGGCAAAGTTGTTGAATTAAGTTCAAAGGCTATTTCTTCTGCATTCCAATCGTAAACAGCCGAACTTATTTCACGCAAAGTCATGGTGACTTCTAACGCCTTATCTTGACTAATTCCAAACCGCCAATCTGCAACCTCAAATGTTTTAGCACTAAATCCAAGTCTTGTATTTGTCACACTAACAACATCACCGATCTGAAGCTGTAAGGCTCTTAATCCAAACGTGCCAGATATTGTTAGCTGTTCTCTATTTTTAAAGAGCGCAATCTTTGCAATTCTTTGCGCCATCGTTGAAGTGTTGGTAAAAGGCAAAGGAATATCTTGAACCACTCTCTCACCTCCATCTATAGTTTCGAAAGTGTCAGAAACAAGTTGCGGAAAGTCTGTCGGCTGATAATCTGTTTCTGGACCTGAAAACATACCAGTAACAGAATTAAAATTATCCCTACGACTGTGCCGAGTGTTAACTTGTAGATTACTCCTTAAATCATCCTCAGTAAGTGTCAAAACAGATGAAGTAAATTCTCCTGCTTTCACACCCCATTGGCCTTGTGTATAAAATATTGTTCCTGCCATTGATGCAGTCAAATCCGTTATAACATCATCAGGCGGCAAAGAAGTGACAAACGATCCATTTACTGTATAACGCTTTTCTGTGCCTCCTGCCGATAACGTAACATTTTCATCACAAACATTTGCGGCTGCGGCAAAGATAGTTCTGTTTATTTCGTCTCCATCTACACCAAGACCGAAATCACTTTCCAAATAATCCATCAAACAAAGTGCAGCGTTTGATGTAAATTCTGCCTGATTTGTATTTCTAGGATCGTTGATCTTTCTGCCCTGCACAATTGCACTGAATACTGGTAATCCTTGAGGAAATACACTCGTATCAAATTCAGCCCTGATATAAATATAACAAATATTTTTAGCCTGATGCGCAGTTGTCCATGCAGTATCTTCAGCGACTAAATCAGCATCGGCGGCCTGATTATTGCCACCTAAATGCTTATTTATTCTTAATGCTGAGTTAACTACATTTCCATCTGCATCTTTGATCTGAAAAGCATCATTTGTGACAAATCCATTTCCGTCTAAAGTAAGCGCAACATTATCGGCAAATACTGTGCCGATCTGATTGCATTCGTGTCCTGCAAGTGCAATAAGCGTATGCAAAAACTTCTGATCGTCTGTAATAGACCGATAAAATATCACACCACCGACACGCTGTTCACCATATATAATTGCATGATCTGAAGCAGGAGCGACAGCGTTGACGTTTGTTCCGTATCCCTTTTGTGCCGCTGCAACTGATGCCGCAGCCGATCTAGCTTTGGCTAGGCTCTTTTTTTGGAGTGCATTGATGGCATAAGCAGTGACAGCCGTGTACGCTGCATATCCTGCAACTGTTGCAATGGTGGTTCCTAGTATTGCAGTTGCGCCTATGGTTCCGGCGGCTGTTCCTAATATGGCTCCTGCCAAACCAACAAATAATTGAACCATTAGTCAACGCTCCAAAACATATCATTATCTTCTAAGGTTGAGAATATCATGCCATCATCACCCAAGAAAGCCACTAAATCACTTACCACAACTCCAAGTAAAACTGGCATAATTCCAATCGTTTGATCGACTGGACGTCCGACTATAGAACCTCTTGGTGGAAATCTACCTGTAAATCTATCCAATCGATGATCTAGCATATCAATAACTGTGTCATACTCCTGAGCATATAGAAGTTTTCTATATTTGCGAAATGCACCTGTCGCAGTTGTGTAATCTCCGAGCCAATCATCTGCAAAACTCTGTCCTCTTATAACTTCTGCACATTTATTAACAAAAGTAAGACAATCATTTTCGCCCCAAATAAAAGGATAATCTTGCAAGCTGTTTACATATTCAGCTAACTTAATATCCCAATTTGGAACACGCATCAGCCACCGCCACCCCATTGCAATCTTTGGTTTTGTAGGCTTTCCACAAAATCAAATGCAAGATCGCCTGTCGTGTTAGTGGGCAAAGCTGATGTATTTCTTTGTTTCTGACTTTCAGACGTATATCTGCGATTTCTTGGCCTTTCTAAATCAATCAATCTGCTTTCAATAGATGTCGTTATAGTTGATGTTTCTGGTCCTTCATCAATAGCCATAGTATCCAAGTAACCAGTGAAAACTAATATTCCTGATTGATTAGCAGGACTTGACCAATCTATAAAACCTAAATGAATATTGCAAAGTCTACCCTGATAAGGTGTGCTTAAAGCGTGAACTAACAAATTTGACGGAATGCCACTTAAGGTAAGATTAACCCCTTTTGCACTTATATCCTGACTTTCACCTACATCTGATATTGATAAAATCTCTCCGACACCGCTATATAATTGACTGCCACCAGTAGAATTTACTGTAATATCTCCAAACCCTGTCCAAACACGAACAGTTTCAGTAGAAAAAAATAACTCTACCGCATAAAACGGAGAAACTTCAGCGTCATCGAGCTTGCTAAGAATATTTGCTATATTTGACCTGGCCATTATATCGCCTCAACACCACCGAAAGTAATACCAAATATGGACGCTTCGTTTATATTCCAGTTTTGTTCATTGCTTGCTAATCTAAAACGTCCAACAGTATTAGTCACAATTACAGTTGCATCATTGGCCGGAGCCGTTCTTATATACGGCCAGATGTCTAGTGATACTTCGCCTGATCCATTGCTGTCAGCATCAGCAAGCACTTTATGAAGTGTTGCACTTCCGGCTGTTCCTAACTGAATATAGTCACCGGCTTTTAGCCATCCTGTCTGTGAAGCCGTGCAGCCATCAATGTTCAATGTGCCACCTGTCTGGCTTGCTCCGTTAACCAATGGAGTGCCTCCGGCTGAACCTCTTGGAGAAGCACCAACAGGATCGCCAAGGGTAAATGTGCCAAACCTTCCGCGCAAACTTACCAAGAAAGCCACCCATATTTCTGCATCGGCTCTCGACATTGCCGGAAGCGTCACATCACATTCGAACCGCTGTCCGGCATGAGCCACTAATTGTTGTTGATAGGTAAAAGGTGACATACTCATTCCAACCGTATTAACCGCCCTGAACGTAATGTTGGAAGGTTTAACGTGTGTTGGTGATGCTAAAGGATAAGTAATAGCCATTAAAACGCATTGGCAAAACTGCCACCCCTTCTTCTAGCATCCAAGACAGCCGCCTTACTAGCTTCGGCAATCTGTGGAAGCAGTGTTTGTATTTCATTCCTGACAGTCTGTTGGACCCCAGTAGTCACATTGATGGTTTGCTGCACGACAACATCACCACCAGACTTTATTGAACTGTTTGGCATAATTGAACCTGATCGAGACGGGACAAATAATTCTGGACCGCGCTCACCAACCATGTAAGGACTGTTAGCATTTACCGGACCACCGTTTGCTCTAGCCGGAATGCTTCCGAAAGTTGGGAAAGCTGCCGTAATAGATCGAGTTATAAAACCGGTTATCTGCTTTACGACAAAGATGCGATATAGTTCACCAATAATGTCAATCGCCATTTGACGGAATGCGTCCTTCATTGATGCCGTACCTTTGACAGCCGACATGAATGCAGTCTCAAACTTGCTGCCGATCATATCCGCAACCGTTGTAATGCTTTTCATCTTATCGGCTGCATCTTCCGCACCTTTGCTAACTCTTGAGAAGAACGAGAATAAATCTATTTTTTGTATGTTCTCTAGTTCATTTCTCATGTTTGCAATCGCTTGATTTGGTTCTTCAAAGTCTAAACGATTAATGAACATATCCATCGGGATAACTTTTAATCTGTGATTTATCTCATCAAGGCTATCGCTTAACCCTTCCAATGCTCCTTTTCCAATATCTTCAGGGAAATTTGCACCAAACTTATTAAGTTCCGTACTTAGAAAATTCATTGATCTGCTAAACCTAGAAACTACACCTTCAAGCATTTGGAAAAATACTTTTTTGACCGTCAAAGTCATAAATTCAAAGTTAAGCTTAAAGTGTTCAATTCTTGACCCCATACGATCAAATGCTTCACGAACTATCGCCGGAACATTGCTTATGATTGTTGCAAAGACATTAACTCCGTTCACAATCCCATTGATTGCCGCCATTGCACCTGTCTTTAGTAGATCAAATCCCTTTTTGACCAAATCAACAGCCGGACGGATAAAGTCAAGAAACGGAGCGAATGCAGTTTTCATTTCTGCACCAAAACCCTTGAAGTCAAATGTCAGCTTAGTTGTGTTTTTACGGAGCATCATTAATGCACCACCAACAGCAACCAAAGCACCAATAATCATACCTTTAGGACCGAATACGGATGCCAACTGTGGACCTTGCATTGTCATAATACGCAGTGCGTTCGTACCCATTGACGCTTGGACTGCAATATCCTGAAACTGTAATGATGCCATACCAAGGTTTCTAGTTAAGTTCCCTTGTGACCTAGCTACCATCCGTCCGGCTGCCGCGTTGGTTCTCATTGATGATGTTGCCATCGCCATTGACTTGCTAACATTACCAAGCTGACTTTGAACTTTCTTCATTTCAGGAACGGCATTGCCGACAGCGTTCATTTCAAACGTGAGCTTCTCAACTGCCATCTTTTTCTTGCTCCTGTTTTATATTAAAGTACGCGATCCATTCATAATATTCCGAAACGCTTATATCTTCTATTTCTTCAATCGTCTTGTGTAATAATTCAGCCAATGCCACCAAATTATAACGGAATGGATCGCTCCTTAGTTTTTTTCCTGTTCCTCGACTGATACGGTTTCAAATATCGCACCAAAAACCTTTGCAATAACATTTAATGGTTCGCCCATCAAAATAAACTTATCACCTACATCGAAAGCCTTTTCACCTTCTTTAGTCATTGCTTTTAATATGATCATATCAACCATTGCATCCATAGTCGGATTATTGATAAAGTCTTTATGCTTCTTTTGTATCTTGGACATATCTCTTGCTGCGACATCAGTGAAAAACAGGACTAAGGGTTTATCTTCTTCGCCCCATTCTTCAACTTCAAAGGAACCAAGTTCTTTTTCTGCCCTCTTTGCCGCTATTTTTTCAGCTAATGACATTTTATTAGACCGTTCCAATCGCTAATGCGCCGGTTAATTGTAGCTCTGCATTCAGTGTCGCAATACCATCCAAAGTTGTGCCACGCTCAACGGAAGTTACGATGAAAGTGCCTGAATACTTTGTGTCACCGCTGTCTGTTCCTTCCATAAAAAACTCACAATCAAGCGAGTCACCTTGCACTATATCCTGTTGAACCGCGCTATCTGGGTCTAAGTAAAGTGACATGGAGCCAGTACCGGCTGAAAGTCCTTTTGTAAATGTTCGAGTTGTGTCACCCATACTTGTGGTGTCCACCGCGTCTGTGGTCATGGTGACTGTCCAACTTAACAATTCACCAACTTGTGCAGGGGTGCCGGTTGTAGTAACTAGCTTAACTGCGCCATCTGATCCAAAATGTGTAGCCATTTGAAAAACTCCTTTACTTGGCTGTTTCTACATCATTCAGAGCTGTAACATATTTGACCTGATAAGTCAGCTTCGCTACACCTAAAATTTGATCGGCTTCCCCATCAAACTGAATTTCCGTTGAAGTTAGCACCGAACTTTTGGCAAGTCCACCGATAGTAAAATCACCGGCCATTGCTTCTTCAACTTGTACCGCTATTGCATCGCAATCATCATCGAAGGTGCTTGTCTCCCGAACATATAAATCAATCTCCAAAGACAATTCACGATTTATGTCTGTTACTCCGGATGAATACCGTTCACTGCTTTCGCTTCCAGTATAAACACTGATTGCCGGTAACAATGCCTCATTTAACGGATGCACCCTAGTCGTAAAGACGCGACTGCTAACTAAGCCAACTTGTGATGTGAGTCTTGTAGCTACTGCATCCCTTATTTGTTGTCTAACGTGCGCCATCTATTGTTTCTCTAGTTGAATAGTTGTCACGCCAGTTCCGTCATGTATCCAAGCAATCACTTTGTAATTAGAAGAATTGACGGCTAATGTCTGCCCTGCCGCAATGCTTGAAATATCGGTGGTTCTGCAAGTAAAACGCGGTTGCTCTTGGTGGACTTGTGCAGTTCCACCGGCATCCATTGGCACTGTTTCATTGTCAAATATGCCGATAAGATCAGCCGATTGATAAGTTGCTGTAGTAGCGAAATCCTCAACCGCAAACAATGAAAGCAGATCATTTGCAAAACCTATAGCCATCAATCACCGCTTTCCGGTGTTTCTAGCTTTTCTTCTGACTTCTTCAATCCGACTGATCTAGTGGATTTCTTAGCCGTCTTTGCTTTTGGTTTCGCGTCTGTCGCTGCTTCAGCATAACCGCGTTTGATGAGCTTTTCGGCTGTTCTGTCCGGCAAGTCATGTTCCTCACCGGCCATCATGTTTCCACCGTGTCCAGTGAAACACTTTTGAATAATCTTAACTTTCATAATATTACCTTCTTTTTAAGGATGATGGGGCATTTCTGCCCCACCGATTAACTTATTAAGAGTGGTCAATTTCGTTTGTAATTGCGAAACTAACCGCGTTTCTAACACCAACGTCAAGTTCTGCATGAAGAACCATTCTTACTGTTCCTGCTTTGGAGCCAGTAAATGGATCAACCATGATTGAAGGTGCGCCAAACGAAGCGATAATTAACTGTGAAAAATCACCGAAAATCATTGCTGCCGCATCACTGCCGCCATCACCTGGATCAAGTGTTGTTGGCACGTTCGAGCTAAATGCCGCCGGATAACCGTAAATCTGGTTCCAAGGATCATTCAACAACATCACACTGTCTGTTGACGCAACTCTGACAGTTTGTGCCATTTTCGCTTTAACAGATGGGTGTGTTAAGAAGCCAAGAGCGTTGCCATTAACAACACCGTTATCTTCTTCAACCAGTTTCACAAGACCAACCAAGTCAGCCCATGTTAGTGCCGCAACATCAGTGTTCGCTGAAATATCAAGATCATTGACGCCTGATGTGTTCAAGATACCTGTTGGCTGCCCTGATGAACCAGAACCATTAATTGCATGGAACTCAGTTCTGTCTGCCGCTGAACGAAGCAAGTCATCACGGATGACCTGTTCAATCGCCGGAACGCTCTCCATCATCAACAAACGTGACAAGTCAACAAATGCACCCATTGTTCTAGGCTGCAATGTAACACCGCCATCAGTACCGGCTCCGTCAGAAACATCGCCTAGTTCTTCAACAAATCCGGCATTCGCACCAGTTGCCATTTTCGGCATCTTGATCCGGCCAGTAAGTCCGTTCATGTATGTTGTGCCAAGACCGCTTAGAACTTGTTGCGCTCTAAGTGCTTCAATGAACATATCGCCACGATGTGCAGTTGGTACGAAGTCATCAAATACAACTTCTGAACCTGTCGCGCCTGTTGCCGCTGTTGATAACGGACCACGTTTCTGCCATGCAAAGTCTGGAACATATATTCCTTCTGCATCGCGTCCAACATTTTTAGCGATCTCGTCATTTATTTCGCGCTCATAACCGGCTTTGCGCCAGTCACCGGTCACTTGTGCTTGAACCATACGGCCAAGTGAATATTGACGCTTTTCCTTAACAGGTACGTCAACAGATGCCGGAGCAACGTCTAGTGGTTTATCACCGATTGCATCCAGTAACTGACCACGGAACGCATCCACGCTCATGCCACTAGCAATCGCTTCATTTCCTAAATCGCGCTTATTGTGCTTTGCTGCGATTTGTAGGATTTCTGCATCGTTCTTTCTTGCTGCCTTCACTGCTTCAGCTTTAACAGCATCCAGATTGATGTCGTTTTTGACCTCTTCAGTCATAGTTACATCCTCCATAGATGGTTGATTTTTAGGTTTTGCCGGAACAGATCGGCCAACACCCACCAGATTTGACTGATCTGCCGGTACTGAAACGATGCTGATTTCCATAGGTGTGGTGGCAACCCGATAATAGTCCTCCGGATCGTCATCACGATTTATTCGGCCATCAATTCGATAACCTACACTGATGTTTTGTCTGATGCCATCAGTAACATCATCGAACACTTCAGAAGCTAAGGCACTTTTTCCAAAACGCACTTCTGCACGGAGACGCCGTGCATCTTCATCGAGTTCAACCCTTTCGACCACACCGATTTGCTTTTCCATATCATGATCTAGCAATAATGGTGCGCGGCCACTGTTTAAGAAGTCTAGGCTCATACTTTCCTTAGTATGATCGATGACTTCTAATCCAAATGATCTTTCCACTGGTTCTTCACTAGAAACACCAACTTTTACCCGTCTTGTATCAGGATCAATAGCCTTATCTTTTTTATCCATGTAGTGATAACGTGTATTCATATCTTCACGGCTAAAACGATCAATAGATGTTTCTGCTTCCATTTCTCTATCTTCTTCATCCATATCTGCACTCCTAATAATATTAATCACCGATCCCATGCCTTGATGGTTTAAGCAAAAATATGCTAAATCGGGTGTATTTTCATCAACATTTATTTCCAAATAAGCACCTTCTGATCCTGCATCGCCATTCATAACGACATTATCAGAATATATTTCTCCATCATTATGGGTTCCATCTTCAGTTTCCGACAGACGCAAATCATGGGTTTCATTGCTTTCATCAGACTGATCAAAACGGTAGGTATTTCCTTCCATAAGCACCAAGGATGGAGCAACATCATCCATTCCATCTATATAATATTTATTACCTTCGCCGGCTTCATTTTCACCTGGCTTCACTATAACTTTATAAGTTATTGTCTCTTGACGGACTTCAATAGATCGCTTCGTAGACATTGGGTGACCTTTCGGAAGTAAATCTGTGTCGTGCTTGCCTGATCGAAACCTACCATTTCGCAACACATAAAGAAAGCTGTTTACTCTTGCATATGCCCATTGTTCTGGACTATTGACGCTTGGCCTAACTGACTGAGGGTTTGTTTTATACGCACCAACGCCGCGATTAAAGACGGCTGATAGCGTTCTAAGGTTGGTTCTCTTGCTTGCAACATTACCAACCTTTTCATTATGATCTTCAACCTTCTTTTTCAGACCTTTACGAACTGCACCGGTAATCTCGCGCACACTTCTATAATCATCTTCTAAGCTGTCACGAATATTTTTTGACCAAGTAAAACCGGCATCACCACCCCATAAACTCCACGCAATACGCCCATTTGACGGATAACCATCTTCACCAACGCGGAAGCCTTCAGCCTCTTTGTCAACTTCATGTCGGCTAAAAAAGCTAAACATTCTTATCACTGTATCTTCTGACAGTTCCCTATCATTTACGATGTCTCTAGCTCTAGCAATCCCGACTTCTGTGCCACCTCGCCCAAACTCTTTGCGCCAATCTAAGCCCCGTTGTGCTTCTTCTTTCATTCCTTCTGTGGGTTTATAACTAGCCATCGCCATCACTCACTTCTGGTTGCACTGGTGCTTTCTGCCCAAACGGTTCAAATGCCATGCTCAAACCATATCTTTCAGCCATTTCCTTGTCAGACTGTATTTGTGAAAACAGTTCCTCAACATCGCGTCCGTAGTTTGCAGCAATATCATTCATGCTAATAATGCCATTTGATAAAGCTGTTACGTTTGCATTGATCTCTCTTTGTGGATCAACCCAAGCAAATCCGCGCCCC